TAAGTATAAATTTCCAAAGTTACAAGAAGCTTATCAATTGGCATTTGGTAAAGAATTTGAAAATGCACACAATGCTTTGGCTGATGTCAGAGCGACGAAAGAACTTTATTTTTGGATTCTAGAATATCAAAAAAAATCTGGAAAAAATGGTGGAAGCTTTTCCTGTTCCAAAACAATGAATTTTGCTGAATTTCTCTCACGGTGAGAGATAATAGGCCAATCTTGGCCAAAATAAGGAGAAATGTTATGAAAAAATTATTTTTATCTACAGTATTAGCTGCAATAATAGTCACATCTGTGAGTGCTGCCGAAGTAAGTACTAATAGATATAAAGAAAAAGCTACAGCAACTTTAAATAAATCTGGATATGCCATAATGTCGATTACAGGGCCAATTAGTGGTTATTGTACAATTGCTCGGGGCATATTCGATTGGAATGCGGCTAATTTTGTTGCTAGAAATTCCAAAGGAGAAGTAATATCCGGTGCTGTTTGTGGTGGTCAAATATATATCACTGGTCCTGATATTGCTACTTTGTGAGAGTAGTAACTACAGAAAAATGAGCTCATATAGCATTAGTTCCTTGCTATAGTACACACTTTAACTTCGTAAGGAGCTCGAGGAAGTGACAGCTCGGAAAGTACGAGCACTTTTATGAGAGACTATAACATGAAAAAAAATAAAACTTTAGATGAATTGATTTCTGATTTTATTATGCATAAGAAATTTAAAAATATTATTTTAAAATGGAATACTAAAAATAAATTGGCTGCATTAGGTATTTTGAGTAATCAATTTTCAAATACTTCAGAACAAATAAAGAAATATTCTGATGCTTGTTTGTTAGTAGCGAATTTATTAGATGTAAATTTACATGAGATTGAGAATAAATTAATGAAAATTATTGAAAATTTGGAAATTTAATTGTATTGGAGGATATTTATGTCACATTATATACAAAAAAGGGGCTATCCAGAAGTCGGTACTCGACGTCTTATCACGAAAGTTGAATTTGATAAAACAAGACACTTAGGTATGAAGAGAACTTATTTTATTGGCAATTATATAGAATGGAATGGAATTTGTCTTTTTAAGAGAGCCAGAGGCCAATATTATATTTTAGAAAATGTTTTTGCTAAATGCAGTCAACATTCGAGTCGGGATGAAGTAATTAGAATTCTTAAGGAATATTGGAAGAGATAAGATGACTATTTACGGATTATTAATATATCATTTGCTATTTTATTCAAAAGTATATATAATATTATTTTAAATACATATTAAGCGAGACCATATGAGTAAACTTACCGGAAGGCCCACATCCTGTACTGTGCAAGTGATCGAAAAATTTGCAGCTGCGCGTAGAGAGGGTAATCCTTTAGCCGATTGCGGCATTTTAGCGGGCCTAGGCGCGAGTACCCATATTTCTTGGATGGACCGAGGAGAGGAAGGAGAAGAACCTTATATCCATTTTTACTATGCTGTAAAAAAAGCCGAAGCTGAATTTAAGCAAGAAAGAATCAATTTGATCAAAAAGTCTCATGATGTTGATCCAAAAAACTGGGCAGCCAGCATGACACTCTTAGAACGTATGTTTCCGCATGATTTTAGAAAAGATAATACTCGCATTTATCTCAAAAAGATTGAAGGTACTGATTCTTTTGAACGATTAGAGAGCGTGTCTATTAAAACTCTTGAACAAATTACGAATGGAGAAATCCCGGTGGAAGTTGGGACTTTAGTACTTAAAGCTATTGATGAGCGTAGAAGACTACTTGAGACAATTGAGATCGAAAAGAGAATGAGTGAAATAGAGAAAAAATTAGATAGGAATCATTCTTCTCCATTAATATGATATCTAGATATCATATTATTAAAAAATTTGCTACAATAGAGATTATCTGACGATTTCTATTGTAATGCAGTTTTCTAAACTGCATTTTTATATATTTTTAATCTAATACCAGCGATTCTGGATTCTGATAAATATTACCAATTATTTTTAATTTCCCCCAACTTTCTATATCTTGGAAATAGCTTGATTTACTTATTGTTAATGCCCAGCCCCCATTGTTTGGATTTCTAATAATTTTCGCTGAAAACCAAATTTTTCTGTTATATGGGACAACGATATCACCTTCGCATAGCTGTATATCTTGAATATCTCTGCCTTTAATATTCTTATAATCATCACCAATGTATTCCATAATATCCAAATCTTCTATTTCAACCCAAATATTCCTGTCTGGAAGAAGTAAATCTCCATTGCGAATATCTTTAAAAGTAAAATCCCACATTAATTGCAAATCTGGATGCCAAGCCCTAAATTTTTTCATCTGGAATTTTCCATGGAATTTGCAAATTGTCATTCTTAATATCATATGAAATTCTAGTTAATTCTATCTCTCCATATATCAAATCTGTTTTTTTTTGTAAAAAATTAATTGTTAATGAATATGGCCATGAATAATTTAAATTAGTTGTTTTGCAATATTTTTTTTCATTAATCATTATATTCTTCCTTTGGATAAAATGTTATCAATAGTTCTAGAAATTCTTTTGCTTTTCCTCTTTGTAAAATAATATTGGGTATTTGTTTAAAATCTTCATGAAAAGTCTCAAACCAAAGATTTGTTTCAATACAATTTCCTTTGAAATAATCTAGCATATAGTAATAACATTTTTGTACATTACTAATATTATCCGGAACATTTTGCTCTCTGTTTTTTAATCTTGAGAATTGATTGTTTTTATTCATAAAAATTCCACTTTATTGAGAGATGAATATTTAATGGGTTTTATTTTTTTTTCTTCTTCGGTCACTGGAACAAGTTTAGCACATGCTTTTCCATATCTATAAATAATAATCGTTTCTTGATTAAATTGCACTTTGTCAATTAAATCACTAATTTGAGCATGAATATTTCCTATATTAACTTGTATTGGTTCTTTCATAATTTTTCTTCCTCGGATTTTATTGAAATAATTTCTGCGATTTTTTTCTTTTTTTTATGTAAATGTAAAATTGATTTACAATCCATTAATCCCATTGTTTCGAGAATATCGTCAAGTTCATTCAATGTTAAATCTTCTAAATCAATATAGAGAGATAATGATTCTTTCATGATCATATATCCTCTCTACAAAAATCACAAAACAAACTCTTTTATCGCAATTAGCACATGCGACTGTTAAATTTAATGAAGACATCTTTTTCTCCTACTTTTTTAAAGTAAAGCGGCTATTAGTCCAAAAATAAAGCAAAGTGATAGAAAAATAATTCCAAGTTTTATTAATTCTTTTGGTTTAATCATATCCGCTCCTACCGGAAGAATTATAGTAATTCCCAAAAATAAGATTGCCCAAAATATACAAAAAATTCGTAAGTTATTTAAAATTTGATGACTCATTTTATATTTCCTTATTTGTAAAATAAATGCGCAAATTCTATTCCGATTATAAACCATATTGCAAGATGTAATCTAAAAATAGATGCTTTGATTTCTTTGTTTATTCTTTCGATATTTGAAAAATTTGCTCTCATTTCAACTTCTTTGCTCATTTCAGTCTCTTTTTCCATTTTAAGTCTCCTTGAATTATGCGACGAATTTTTCGCAAAATTTTTTAAAATGTTTTTTACAGTACGTATCTAAAAAAACTTGCGCATCACAGGGTGATAGTTCCGCGTGTACCTCTTCTCTTAATTCATCGTCCATTAAATGTGCTAAAAATTCCATGTCTTGTTTTTTGCCATTTAAAATAACTATATCCATTGTGATCTCCTTATTATGCTTGGCAATCGCTATAGCACCATGATTGACAATTTTCGCACCAACCAAAATCTTTTTGTGCTTGTTTGACTTGTGGATGTTTGAGTCTTTCAATTCTAAGATTTTTAAGTGTATTTAGTATTTTGGAAACCTCTGGATATTTAGCCGCATCTAAAAATACTTTTTTAATTTTACCGTCGATAATTAAAGGTTTCCCATCGCAATAATCAAATGATAAGCCGCATAAGCCATTGGACAGAGTTATTTCTATGCCATTTGTGAGTGCCTTTCCTGCTAAGTTCTTATTTTCCCAAGAATGGGGTAATATGCATTTAACTATATTAATACCATTCTGATTGATCATTTCTAATTCCATTTTAGGCTCCTTTTTTGCTGTGCGTCAATCGCATTGCTTATGTTTATAACTATATGCCACATTTACATAACTTGCAAGTTTTACATATGTTATAAAAGAAATTATATATACTTATATCGGCTTTGACCTATGCTTTAACATCTCTAATGTCTCTGATAATTTTTGTATATAATGTAAATGCATATTAATAAAGTCATTAACTGTATCTCTAAACTGATCAACATTATCAATGGCCTCATATATAGAATGTTTTAACGGATCTAATCCGGCTGAAATATATGCAGGGCGTTCTATTAACTCTTGCACAAATAAATCAATGCACCTATTAATAATTTCTCTTGAGCCAGTCGCTTCGCCGACTTGTTGTAAATTATTGAATACACCAAGTGGATATGATTTTCCTAAAGTTGCTTTTAATTCTTTTATATTAACTTTTTTGTTTGAGATTAATTCCATTTTCAAATTCCTTGTTTGTTTAGATATTTTCTAAAACTAATCGCTTCTGATTTATCTTCGAAGCTCCTAATTAATATCCCATATTGATTTAATATATGGAATTTTCCGTTAATTTTTCTAATTTTTAATTTATTAGTCATTTTAATCTCCTTTAAATTAAGCTTGTTCAATTTGAAAATGTTGCAAAATTATATCCACATCAATGTTTTGTTTTTCGCACCAATTAAGTGCTTGTTCTTGAGCACTAATTTCTATTTTGTTTTCTATATTTCCTGATGAATATTTATGGCATATAGCAAAAAAATAATTATTATTTTTTGTGATATACAAAATCATAGTAGTTTGTTTCATATCATCTTTTCTAATTTTTTCCGCGATTTGTGTTGATTTTGAAGTATCATATAATTTACCTGAAATTATCGCACGCATATTTAGCTCCTTATTTTGCGCTAAGTCCATCTCAGCGCTTATGTTTATAACTATATGCCACATTTACATAACTTGCAAGTTTTACATATGTTATAAAAGAAATTATATATACTCATAAATGTGTTTTATATGTCTTAATATAGTTTCTGTCTATCGTAAAAATATAATTAATAGTTTTTATCTATTATAGATTGATATTCCTTATTATTTGTTTATAATAATCATATGATTAATTTAAACAGACTTGCAAAAGCTGAAATTAAAATTGCTAGCATTGTTAATGCTAAGACAAATTATAATCTACCCACTAAAGAAGAGTTACGAGATTTTTTGACTTTTATCAAATACTTTTATCATTTACGAACGGGCCGTGAATATCGCATTTCTCAGCCGGTTGGGCGTGAACCCCATCAGATCACGATGTGTAAACAAGTTCCAAGAATCATTAATCATGAATTGAATAGAATATTATTTAGAATCGCCCCAAGATATGGTAAAACTGAGTTTATGATTCATTTAAATGCATACTGTATTGCATATTTTCCTGGAAGTAATTATATATATGCAAGTTATGCGGCAGATTTAGCAGTTAAACAAACTAAAACTATTCGTAATATTATTGAACTACCACAATTTGAACAGATTTTTGGTGTTACTTTAGATAAAACAAGTAAGGCATCGGATGATTGGATGACTAATACGGGTTGCAGACTGATTGGAGTGGGTGCGGGAGGCCCGGTAACAGGCAACGGCGCTGGTATAAGATTTAGCGATCAATTTGGTGGCTTTATTACTTTAGATGACTTACATAAGCCCATTGAAGTTACGCACGAAAAAAGTCGGCAAGAAATCAAAGATTGGGTGCCAAATACCCTATTAACTCGTCTCAATAACCCCGAAAAAACACCAATTGTGGGAATCGCTCAAGCGCTCCATGAAGATGATGCTTTTGAGAATTTGATTATAATCGGGACAGATAAGCATCCTGCTAATCCCTTGGATACAAAAAAATGGGAAGTAATCTGTTTAGATGGACTCGATGAAGCCAATAATGCCTTAGATCCCGGCATGCATGATGTCGCAGCGCATATAAAAATGAGGGATGAGCAGCCTTATATGTGGTGGGCTCAGTATCAACATAAGCCAATGCCTCCCGGTGGGAGTCTCTTTAAGGAAGAATGGTTTCAATATTATTCCGAAAATCCCCAGATTATTACTACTTTTATTACTGTCGATTCAGCTGACACAGATAAAAACTGGAATGATGCCACAGTTTTTAGTTTTTGGGGCTACTATCATATCAATCATGGGGGAATACAGACTGATATTAAAGCATTGCATTGGCTGGATTGCTGGGAATTACGGGTAGAGCCCCATGAATTATTATCAAAATTTGAACAATTCTATTTAAATTGTTGTCGCTTTCATGTTCGACCGTCTGTGGTAGGGATTGAGAAAAAATCGAGTGGCATCACATTATTGTCAGTTCTAAATAAGTTTCAAGGTATTCGCATAGTTGATACAATAGATTATAGAATTGATCCTCTTTTAAAAGAATCGATGAAACGCGCCAAAAAAGCAGATAGATTCTTAGCTTGCCAGCAATATGTATCTAACAAGCTAATCACTTTTACTACTGGAATGAAACATGCTAGTATGTGCATAGAACATTTGCTAAAAATTACTGCAAATGACTCTCATGCATTTGATGACATTGCAGATACAATGGCAGATGCAATTTATATGAGTTTAATAACAGATTTTGTTCCGAGTCTTAAACCGCTCATTAAAAGAGTAGAAAAGGGAATGGATTTAACTAAACCGGCAATACGATGGTAGATATTTCTCAAAAATATTTGGATGAACTTCCCAAACGAGTAGATGAGGTGGAATCTTACTATCGTTATTTTAAGGAAAACAATCTAAGTTATACAGAGTCTAGGAAATTTATATTTGATACTACTATTACTGAGGAGCTTAGAAGTACTCTTATAAATATCAATTGGCCAATTTTTGAAGTCAATACTCTCGAATCTTTTATTTCTCGATTAGCCGGAGAATTTGCTAAACAAATACCTGATCCGTCAGTAATGTCGACAGGCATTAGTAAAGATGATCCTAAAATTAGTAAATTGATAGATTTCTTAGAAGGGCGCTTACGATATGTATTTGGTTCTGCGGAAACTGACAATATTGAAAAAGCCATTTTTATGGAATCCATTTCAGGAGGATTTTCTGTTGGAGAGCTTTGCATAGATTATATTAATCCCTTTAGTTTTGAGCAAGATGTCCGTTTTGAGAAAAGCAGAGATCCCACTAAATGTTATTTTGATACAAGAGCTAAAAAAAATCATAAAGGAGATGGGGATTATTGCGGTAAATTAGTGCCGATGCTGGAAGAAGACTTTATAGCGGAATTTCCTCATGTGGATATTAAGGATATACAATGGGGAAGTGATGAGCTTACTGCTGGCAATTTGCATTGGTATTATACTGATGGTGAAGATAGTAATTTGAGAAAAGTTATTTATGTAGCAGACCATTATGTTAAAAAACAAAAGAAAGTTCAGCTGGTTCAAATTAAATTGCCCAATTTGAAACCCCTTATCAAAAACATTCTAGCTACTACTCAACAATATCTTTTGATGAAGCAGCAGCAGACTCAGCAAATGCAGCAAATGCCATCTCAAACTTCTCAAAATCCTGTGGGGACTAATGCTCCGATGCCTGCTCCTACTCCAATTCCCAAACCTTCTATGCCTCCTCTGCAAAGTCCTCTGCAATCACCAGAGGATAAAAAAGAACAACCTTTTATATTAAAAACGTTGACCGAAGAAGAATATGAGATTTTTTCTGAAATGTGGAAAGAGCATACCATGCTTCCAGCCCCTAAAATTCTGCGTCGACGCACTACAATGATTGATGAAATTTGGAATTATCGATTTACTAAAGGAAAATTATTAAGAAAACCTAAGAAAACAATTTTTCCGATTCTTCCTTTGATTTTTTTTGATGGCAATAGTCATGTAGTAGAAGACAAACAGAAAACAAGACCCTATCATTATCAAGCAACAGATGCACAAAAAATGAAAAATGTGGTGGGAATTGCGATGATGAATGCTATTGAGAATTTTCCGCAAGTGCGATTAGCAATGGCTAAAGAAACAATTCCTGAAGAACCGGCATATAAAGATACGCTTCGTAATCCCCAAAAGCCTGCGGCGGCTATTATCTATAATGGGATGGGCCAAACAAATGATGATCGTCCTTTAAACCCACCAATGCCGCTTAATTTTCAATATTTTAGTGGAGAATTAATCCAACTTTATTCTGAATTGGATAAAACTATTCAAATGATTTTAGGTAATTTTGATCAACAATTGGGACTATCTCAAAAAGATTTAAGTGGAATTGCTATGCAAGAAGCGATTACTCAATCTAATAATGCGGTAATGCCCTATATTAATAATTATATAGACAGCATGAATCAGGTCGCAAAGGGAATGGTCCAAGTTTGGCCAAAATTAATGAAAACACCTCGCAGTGTTCCAATTATTAATAAAGATGGTTTGCATGAAGCTATTCTTATTAACGATCCCCTAAACGATATTTTGCATATGGATTATAATGCAATGGACATTGAGGTAGTTATTAAATTTTCTGTTAATTTTCAAATTCAAAAAGATCGCACATTCGAAAATTTAACCAAATTATTAGTATTGCCTGATCCCAATCCTTTTAAGGGATTTTTTGGTGGTCCTGCTGCTACTGATCTATTAGATAATATGACTGTACGCAATCAGGATATGCTCAAAGAAAAATTTATTGAATATCAAGATACTCAACAACAACAGCAAGCGGAAGCCAAAAAAATGGCTATGATGACTAATCCGACTGTCGCTAAACTGTTTGAAACTCAAATGACTACTCAATTAAAACAGCAAGAGCTGAAGATGGAAGAAGTCAGTCAGAAAATGAATCAGCAAATAGACGGCATGAAAATGCTTCAGACTTTCATTGAATCTATTGCGAAGATCAGAGAATCTGCCGATCAATTGGCAATTCAAAAATCTCAGATTGATGCTGAGAATAGGCGCACAGCAAGCGAGAGCGCAACCAATGCCTTGGAAGCTGCTATATCAGTAGATCGTCATTTAGGCGAGCAATTTGATAGGCAGGCTGAGCATATGTATCGACAAGTAGAATTAGGAGATCAATTGAATGAAACCCAAATCAAAAGGGAAACCCTTTCTCAAAAAAATAATGGATCAACCGGAGATGAACGGCGACAAGATTAATAAATATCAAGCAAAAGCTTCTGAAAAACCGAAATCTAAGGTTAAAAAGAAGAAGAAATAATTTCAGTGATGCTGAAAGTGGAGAAGTCTAAGACTTCAATTTAAATTTAGTATGAGGATATGAAAATGGCAGATGAATTGATTAAAGATAAATTGTATGGGGAAGGCCACAATTATCAGAAGAAATATGGTTTTCCGGAAGGAATGTTAAATTGTTATGAACCTCCAGCAATTAAGGAGCCGGCTGAATCTGAAGAAGCCATGGCTGCTTATAAATCTACCGCAGCTGCTGGTGGTGCTAAAATGAAAGAAAGATATTAATACATTCTCCATTCGATTATTTCGGATGGAGGATATTTAATATATCTTGACAATTATATAATAATAATTTATTTTATTACTGTTTTGTTTAGATAAAACAATCATTAACCTAGACATAAAATGTATAGGGTGTTACCCGAGTTGCAGGGCAAAGCAGCAGTCAAACTACCACTTTAAGAGTAGGTGTATACGGTAGCGCGGTAATAGCTAGAGGTAATTTTATGACTGATTCGATTCCTGAAAATGCAACTCAATCATCCACTCCTATGGTTCAGATGAGTCAAGGGGCGCTCGATGGATTGGTGGGTAATGCCAAACGCGAAGCTGCAGAACGTGAACGAACCAAATTAGCAGTAGAATATGAAGCTAAAATGGAAAAAATGAAGGAACAAGCTTTGATGGATGCTGAGGTGAGAGCTGAGGCAGCCGCGGAGAGAAAAGTTCAGGAGCTTGAGAAGAAAAGACTTGAGCAACTGAATGCGAAGCAGCTTGAAGATGCGCAAAAACAGATCACTGAGAAATTGGCACCGAAATTCAAAGAAGGCGGTGAAAAGTTTTCAGATTGGAAAGATACCGTACTGAGTTATGATTGGCATAAAGCTGAATATGCGGAAATTTTGCCATTATTAGCTCAAGAAGGTATTGATAATGCAGATGAAGTTTTACATCATCTGTGTTCCAATGGTCATGTTGAAAAGTTAGCATCTAGAAATAAAACATATGTTATGGCAAAACTTAAAGAAATGAGTGAATCTATCAAAACAGAGAAAGAAAAACCTGTTTTAAATGTTCCTCCGGAGCCGATTAGGTCACTAAAACCCTCTCATGTAAAAACTAAGGGTGATAGCGACTATACGATTGAAGACTTTCGAAAAGCCAAATGGCTTAAGGGTTAATTCCTTCTATTTTTCTTCTTAATCTGAGGTTGCTGTCCTATTAATTTATTTATATAGGGTATTACAATGTCAGCACCAGCCAATTCATTACAAGCGGTACAAACTTATCAACAAGCTTCTCTGCCGCTATTACAAAATATGGGCGTCTTTACTTCTCCTGAAATCATGAATATGAAATTCCGGGAATTTAATAAAGATTTCGTATCTAACTTGGGCGATACCATTAGTTTCAGTTTACCGACTCGTTATAGTACGGGAAATGGTTTAGTTGTGACTTCATTCCAGCCAACGATTCAACGAGTAGCCACTTTGACGGTAGGCGATATTAGTAATATAGATCCTAGTCAATGGACAGCGGCCAATGTACCTATTGCATTTGATGCTAAGCAGATTATTTTCAATATTCGAGCATTTATTGATGATTTCGGTCGTTCTGCGGTTTCTGAACTTGCAGATAGAATTCAGCGCAATGTGGCTTCAGAAATTCTTAATAGCACTTATCGTTATTATGGCGCCACATCTGGTGGATTTTTAATCAATTCCTATGGTCAATTGGCTATGGCACTGGCTAAATATGCAAACTATGGTGCTCCGACTGACATGAAACGCAAAGTCATTTTACCGGATACCGCAGTTCCTGGAATTATTAATAATGGGTTGCAACAGTTTGCAATTGATCGTAATAACATGGATGCGAATACTTGGCAGATTGCTACCACCATGAATACAGATTTTTATATGTCTAATTTGCTCCCCACTCAATATGCTGGGACATGTGGAGATGAAGCAATCCAATTAACGGTGACTGCTTTAAGTTCAGATGGAACTATTCTGACACTCAGTGGTGCAAATGTTTCTGATGCCAATGCGATTCATCAAAATGATATTTTGGTGCTAGATTATAATCATCAAACTACTGGCATCAATACTTTATTATTTCAAACTTTTATTGGTCATGGTCCTTCTCAGCAGGTTCCACAAGTAAGCGCTGTTACGGCAGCTGCATCGGATGGGAGTGGAAATGTAATTGTAACTGTCAATCCTCCTTTAATCTATGATCCTACTAATACCAATCCTAATCGCAATATTACTTCTAATCCAGTGATAGCTTTAGGAGGTTCGGGTGTAAATGTTCAGGTTTTACCCAGTCATAAAGCAGGAGTAATTATATCGGGAGATGCATTCTATTTAGGTATGCCAGCCCTTCCAGATCAATATCCATTTTTAACTGCAAATGAATATGATCCCGTGACAGGTGTTTCTATTCGTTTGACCAAAGGCGCTCAATATGGTGGCAATACTTACGGATACATTTATGATGCCATTTGGGGTAAAAAGTTAATCTCTGACTATGCTCTGCGTTTAATATTTCCAATTTCTGGCGGTTTCTAATGCCTTATCCCGTCTCGCAGTTAATTGGAGATGCTTATTTTACATCTGGAGTTGTCGGCAGAGGATTTCAGAATGTAAATGGCGATTCTCGTTCTGTAGACGGGTTAAGATTGCTCAATCAAATAATTTTAGAAAAATCGATGGATGCGGTTTTTATTCCATACGATTTACATACCACTTTTAATACGGTTGCGGGTCAAGAAAAATATTTTGTTTCTAATTTAATCAAATTAAATACTTTGACATTTAATATGGGAATTATTCGTTATCCCTTAATTAGAGACAATATTAATCGATATTTTGCCACGGGTCGTGCAGATAATGTTCAGAGCTTACCGGTTCATTATTTTGCAGAGCGTGCACTCAGTGGCATGAACATTTATTTCTATTTCTTACCTTCTTCCACTTTTGTTGTAAATGTAGATGGTCGGTTTGCTTATAATGCAGTGAGTATTAATGGTGATTTAGAGATTCAATTTGATCCATTTCAAATACTTTATTTTCAATACAAGCTAGCAGAACGTTTATGCGATTATTATACATTTCCATTCAGTGAGGCAGCTAAAGCGCAATTAGATAATTTGGAAAGGCGATTCAATAATCTATCTGGAGAAGATTTATCTATTAGTAAATACAGTTTTTCTACAGTGCGAGATCCTTATAATTATGCTTGGGGTATTCTGGGTAGAGGATGGGTACCGGGATGAAACAAACTGCAGGCGCATTGGCAAGAACAAAAACTATTCCTTTGGCTATTGTCGGAGGCACTAATTTTTCTCGCTATAATAAGATGTCGAATGCTTCTACGATTAATTTAATGGTAACCGGTGAAGAAGGAACTCAAGCATTGGTGCCTTACGCGGGATATACTCAAGATTTAAACTTTATTTCAGGAGAACCGAGAGAAGTTTTTGGGAGTACTCGCCTGGGTGAAGTTTTCGCAGTTATTGGAAATCAGATTCTCATTATTGATGATCAATTTGAATATCATTTAATCGGGTCTCTCGAAACATTTGAAGGACCCGTTTATATTACTGAAAATCAAGCCAGTCAAGTGGGTTTTGTTGATGGCAGTTTTTTATATGTTTATAATTATGAATTAGGGAATTTTTCTCAAATTACCATTCCTAATATTTTGCCAGCCTATATTGATTTTCTCGACACCTATACCATTATTACAGATACCACTCGAAGCATTTTTATCTTATCGGCTCCAGATGATATGACTTCTTATAGCGCGTTGGATGAAGCTACCATTCAAACCCAAGCGGATCAATTACAGGCTGTAGTTCGACTGGATCGAACTTTGTGGGTAATGGGTAAGAAAGCAACAGAACTGTGGAATGATCAACCGACTGATTCATTACAAGGACTGGGAACAGTTTCTTTTCCATTTAAAAGAAATAATACTTTCAGTATAGATTATGGTTGTTTGTCTCAGCAAACGATTGCTTCTGCATTTCAAATGCTGGTATGGCTTGGCTTTAATAGCAATTCAGGCCCTACCATTGTTTATACAACTGGAGGAAAACCCCAGGAACTTTCTACTGAGGGTTTAGATTATTTATTAAAAAACCTGCATTCACCTGAAACTTCTACAGCATTTTTATATAAAGACAATGGACATATTATGTATCAAATAACATTTTATGATCCACAAGATGATTTAACTATTGTATATGATTTTGATTCTAAATTATGGTACTACGCCACTGATCAAAATTTGAGTCATTATATCGCAAAAAGAGTGGTTTATTTTCAAAACAAATTTTATTTCATTAATTTTGATCAAAATAATCCAGGTTTTTATCAAATGAGTGTCAATATTCTAAATTACAATGGCGCTACTATTCCCAGAGTCCGTGTAACAGATCCTATCCGATTTAATGATAAGAAATTTAGCATGAATCGTGTGGAATTAGAGATGGAGCATGGTCAAAGTGCCGATTATCGACGTATTGATTTAGCAGCTTCTTTTGACGGAGGAGAAAGTTACCAATATGGTTCCCAACCTTTTGTTTGTCAGGAATTAGGGCATCGTATTGGACAAGTTCGATGGTGGAAGTTGGGATTGGGTAATGATATTCGGCTGAAATTTGAGTTTTGGTCTCAAGGACGTTTTGTGGTTTTAAACGGTGAAATGGATATTATCGCATGAATTTAGAATCAATGCCCAGTCTTCCATTTCATATTCAAGAGGATGGATACTTACCTGTCGAATGGCAAAATTTTTTCTTGATTAATACTCAGAATTTGCAACTTTATTTGGCTAATGTAGGACATTTGGTGCCTTCGCGTAGTAATAGTGATATTATACAATTATCTGAAGCGGGTTTGATAGATAATACTCTTTTTAGAGCCAGAAGTTTATATAACAATGATACAAATAACTTCATGGGAAACATTAATGGTTTATATTTAAACTATACTATGAATGAATTATCCAATCGAGCATCTATTCTTGGAATGTCGCCTTCTCCCTTGGCAATACAGTATTTTGGTGATGAAAATCATAATTTATACTCAAATGTCAATGGTTCTACCCGACAAATTCCTCAATTACTCAATCCTAATGTGGGAATTTTTAATTTCCAATTAGACAATGCTGGCAATCCATATTCCGTGATTAATGGAGTGGTGAATCAAATCCCGGAATTAACGACCAGTAATTTAGGCACATTAAATTTTAAAATTGATAGTTCTAATAATCTTTATGCAACGATTAATGGGACTGATTATCAGGTGACTTTAACATAGGGGCACATATGGCAAGTAATTTATTAGATCCATTTGGATTATTAAGTTCAAGTATGCCTGCTTATCAAAATCCGGCAAATGCTGCAATGCCTTACTTACAACAAATTCCTGGCACTATCAGTCCTTATTATCAGCCTTATATTAATACAGGTAATCAGGCCATGCAGGATTTTTTCAAGCAAATTCAGCAATTGGCCACGCCGGGGGGAGCAACTGATATCTATAATCAGGTGGCTTCTGGCTATACTACTTCTCCCGGCACCCAATCTGCGATTAATAATGCGACTAAGCAAACGAATCAAGTGGCGGCGGCTACTGGGATGTTTGGGACTCCAAGCGAGCAAACAGCAGTGGCATCTGAAACGGAAGCGCTTTCTTTTAAAGACTTCAATGAATATATGTCGCAGGCATTAGGACTTTACGGAGAAGGATTAAAAGGAGAAGAAGGGCTCACCGAATTGGGTTATAAGGCATCTTCTGAATTGGCAAGTGATTTAGCCAAAAATTTAATGTCAGATGCTGGCTTATCTTTTGCAGGTGTGCAAGGGCAAAATAAATATAATGCAGTGGCTTCTCAGAATTCAGCTCAGTTAATCGGAGCTTTATTAGGCATAGCTGCAAAAGCGGCGATGGCATAGGGGGGAAAATGACCATTCCAGTAATGCAATTTCCTGCAGTTCAGGTCCCCGATGAACCGAGTCCGTTACTCACTGGATTGCAAACCGGACTTCAGGTCTATAGCGGATTAGTCAATGCTTTCTCTGTGCCTCAACAAATGCAAGCAAAACAAGCTCAACAGCAGGCTCAATTGGGTCTTACGAGCGCTCAAACTGATTTGGCTCAAGCACAGGCTCAAAAAGCTTTAATGGCGCCAGGAATGGGATCAGATGTAGGTAAGACGGTCGATGATTACCATAAGATTGCGAATACATATGGACAAGACAGTCCAGAAGCTAAGCAAGCTTTAGATTTAATCAAATCTAAAATGGATCAACAAAAAGCCATTACTGCATCTAGAAATGCTTATGCCTCGGGTTTTGGCGAAATGATGGCTCCAAAAACAGTGCGAGATCAAAATATTGCTGATTATATCAATAAGGGCTATTCATTAAATCAATCCATCCAATTGGCAGCTAATCAGCCGCCAATTGCGGGGCAATCAGAAGAAGCCGTTCCACGTGGAACTGAGCAAGATCTTACTCGTGGAAATCAGATTGAATCTGAAATTACCAAAACGGTAACTCCAGGCGATATACAAAAGCGTCAATATGCAGGTGCCCGCGCTGTGATGACGCTTGATAATTTAAATCAGTTTATCGATCAAGGTGCTTTAAATTATTCGGGTTTGGCTGGTAAAGGTCAACTGGCTAAAGATCAATTGACAGCATCCCTTACTGGTCAAACTCCTCCGCAATTATCGGCTTATAGAAATTTTCAAGGACAATTGAATGTCTTAAAGGATGAATATGCAACTGCCTTGGGGGTGCCTGCTGATCAAATTTCACGGGGAGAACTGGCGTCTTTATTTGATGTCAGCCAATATTCCACTAATCCAGATGCGGCTAAATTACAGTTAAAAAATGTGAAGACCTTATTAGATAAATCAGAAGAAATTAATATGACCTCTTTACATGATTTGGCTGCTAAAAATAGAAGCGTGGCTTCTCAATATGAACGAAAAGACAGTTTACAAATTAAACCGGAAGAATTGAAAAATGCTTCTACGACTGCTCAAAAACAATTGGGTATTTCTCAGACTCAAATGCCGAAATTTAATAGCAAAGCTGAATTTCAGGCTTGGTATAGTCAACAGTCTCCAGAAATGAAAATAGCAATTAAACGTCAACTGGGAGGTCAATAATGGCTTATCAGCCATCATTATCAGATCTTCCGGAAGAAACAGAATATCAACCTAGTTTAGGAGATATTCAAGAAGGATCTTCAGATCAGTCTTCATTGAATACCTATATGGGTCAAATTGGATATCCGACAACAATACAAACCTCTGATTTATTCAAAGGAATCGGTGCAGGTTTATTGGATTTAGGTAGAGGATTAGCCAATCTATTACCACATGCGGAAGATGTTTTAGGTATCCCAGAAACTTATAAACCTTTTACGGCTCAACAAGTGGGCGAGACTCAATTATTGTCTCCTAATCCCTCTCAGGAAGCTCAAATAGGCTATCTAGGAGGTCAATTATTACCGGCCTTTGCACTCCCCGAAACCGAAGGAGGTGTTATAGCGCGAGCGGCGAAGGGATTTGGCACGAGTGAAGCTTTGTCACCTGTTTATGAACCAGATAAACCCATTCCCCAAGCCTTACAAGAAGGATTATTGCCTTCTGCGGGAGGTGCCCTCATTGAGCCCGCAGTTAAAGGTTTGAAATTGGTGCCCGAACAACTCATGACCATGGGTGGAACGGCCACTCCTGAAGAATTTACTAAAAATGTATCTGCTATTGGAAATAAACCAGTGGGTACTCCGGAATTGGCTAAAGCACCCGTGGCTACTAAGTTTGAACAAAACTGGTTAGGTAATTTCCCCTTATCAGGTGTGCAAGCCAACAATCTTGAAATTGGCAAACAATTAGATCTTGAGACGGGAGATGTGCTCAAAAATTTAAATCAAGTTCCTGAAAGCAAACCTGTAATGAGATATACAGTTAATCCAGCAACAGGCCAATATGAAGAACCCATGGCTGTTAAAAAACAGACTCAGCAAGAAAAGATTGCGGAAAATTTTCAAAAGAACGTGGAAAAAAATGAAGCCAAAAAAAGAGAACTTTATCAGATTAGAGATGACACCGCAAAAGAAACTGAAGGTTCATTCACTGCAAATACTCGAAAAGCCATTGCCGATAAACATTTAGAGGCTATTCAAGCGGAGAGAGATGAAAAAGGATTCACTTCTGTCTCTCCCGAAACCCTTAAAGAACTCAAGTCTGCTTCTAATAATAATCCTATTTCATTTCAACGGTTAAATTTTAATAGTAAAACTTATGATGATTTATCCAATCAATTTGCGAGAAATGGCAATTTGTATGAATCAAAAATCATGGGGGCTTTGGGAAACGCCTATAACGAAGATATTAAAAATGCAATTTCTAAAACAGGCAATGAAAAGTTAAAAATTGCTCAACAAAATGCAGATTTTCATTTTAAAGATAAAATCGCACCGATTCGTAATGATGATGCATTGTATCAACAAGCAAAAGGCTTTGGTAATCCTAATCGATTTTTAACGGATGTCATTAGTAATGGTCGTTATGATGATCCGACTACTTTAGACATCGTGATGAAAAACTTAGACCCTGATTATCGCAAACAATTTGCACATGAGTTTCTAACACAGGGATCTAAAGAGATTTTAGGAACAGATGAATTGGGGTCAGATAAGGTTCTAAGTACTTATGGAAAATTAGGAGATGAAAGTAAGCGTCTCATGTTCAATCAAGAAAATCGAACTCAATTGGATAAAGCATATAAAACTCGCCAATTAATGGGTCAAAGCATTAATTCCATGTTAAATCCGAAAACAGGTTACAGTCACGGAGCTGCGATCGGTTTAGGCACAAGTGCGGCTTTAACTCATGGATTAGCCGGCCAGTTGATGAATATGGGTATGCCGATGCCTTTAGCCTATACAGCCAGCTTAGGGGCCTTAACAGGTACTGGAAATATGTTATCAAAATATTTAACCAGCGAAACCTCAAGAAAACTTTATCCAATGGGTAAAAAATTGAAAGCTACTGATTTGAAGAGTCCAATCAATATCGGTCTATTATTACAAGCCAATGAGGATAATCAATAATGTCACTCGTAAATGCAATCATTAATCAGAATCAATATGTATTGGCTCCTAGCTTACAAATGTTTTTTATTGATCCTATCAGTGGACAACCATTGACAAGTGGTACCATTACTTTTTATCGAGATATTGATAGAACCCAACTGAAACCTGTATATGTGATCGGAGGTACTCCCACAGATCCTACTTTTATAGCTCTTCCGAATCCTGTCACCCTGGATCTAAATGGCATATTTATTGATAATAATAATGGTGAAATCGTATTGCCTTATTATGATATTTTGGATGAGAATGGAAATATTGATCTCTATTATATTGTTATACAGGATCAATATGGTTCTACCATTGAAACGCTCGAACATTTTCCACAAATTAACTCTAATGGTGAACCTACTGTACAATTAGTAGATAATTTAATTGCTAATGGTCAATTTTTATTTCATGAGAATCAACCTAACGGGGGATTAATTCCATCTGGTACTGAAATCACTCCTATTGCATATGGCGGCTGGAGATATGTTCAAACCCCAGGTAGTTCTTCAATCAATTATGTAAATTTTCTTCGATATGGAGCACCTTCGAATGTTCCCGATCAAAATCCACGTTATGCAGTACAATTGATTTGTACTTTGGCAAATCCAACCGATACTGAGAAAAATTTAGAATTTGTCATTCCAAATGCCAATTTTTTACAAGGACAAGATGTTACTTTTCAAATTACGGCTTATTCCAATGATGGCAATAATCATAATGTGAATTTAATTGTTAGAAAATATTTTGGATTTGGCGGTTCTCCTGATCTTGTAACCACTGTAACGACTTTTTTAATAACTCCTCAAATTCAGAATTTTACTATTCCTTTCACAGTCAGCAGTAATATTGGAGAAACTTTAAATCCTAATGATGATGATCAATTTATTATTGCTCTTCAATCTCCATTGGCCAGTATCTCAAATATTATTTATACCGATGCTATTTTTGTTGCTGGAATTTTTTCCTTATTGCTCTATCCTCCGATTCCTTATACTCAAGATGCAGCTTTTTCATTAGCGGGATCATTCAGTGTCCCAGCTTATAATGGCGCTCAAAATGGAGCACTTGTACAACTTGGAATTAATGGAAAAACAGGCGGATTAGGATTTCAATATATTGGTTCCAGTAATAATTTGATTAAAGCCGGAATGCATTTTGCATATGCGGGAATCAATCCTCCTTCTGGTTTTTTATCAGAGGATGGGGCTTCCTATGCAGTACAAGCGGGAGGTGCTCTTCCGGTTTATCCAGATTTATTCAATGTAATTTTCTCTAGCTCTCAACCTGGTTCTTACACTTTTGGTTCCGGAGTCAATGGTTTTTTCCATACAATATTCAATACCAATACAACACAAACTTTTTGGAATCGATTTGATATTGCTCAACCAGCTCCGAACCCAGGAACTTCGGGTTTCACATTTACTTTATTTCAAAGTGTAATACCCAATTCTCAACAACAAGCTTATAATATTCAAGTTTTAGCAGCATCGGCAATTTCTCCCGGCGCTTATTTTATTTTGCCTGTTAATACGACAGGTCCAGTTTTTATGCAGCTATTTTGGTTTACTATTAATGGAGTGGGGGCTGCGCCTGCAGTGACATTCGATACAGTAGTTACCATTGCATTATTATCAACAGATACTGCCACTAATGTGAGAGACAAAATAATTCAGTACGCGAATGGATTATTTCAAGTGGCTGATATGAGAAATAACATGATTCGATATTGGAATAATACCAGTCCTTACGATACCATTAATCCACCACTCAGAAATTATTCAGAATTTCATATTTCACCTACCAGTGCTTTTGTTTCTTATATTAGTGGTAATTTTCAAAATAATATTGGTTCTTCTAAATCAGAAATCAATAGTCTCGTAGAGGCTGGAAATATTACAGATATTTATTATAACGCGATTGTTAAATATTAGGAGTTTTTATGGCTACGATTACGAATCCGCAATTTCAAATTCATAAAGATATTAATGGATATCCTTCTTATTTGAGAACTCAATTGGTATCCGGCGTATTGGTTTCGTTGGCTGCAAGCGTTCCACAAGTATTTACAGTGCCTAATGGAATTAATTTGGTGATTTTTTCTAAAGAGTCTGGAAACACTTTATATGTCTTAATAGACAATGGTGCCGGTTCAATTACATTGCCTTCGGTGGGCTCTTCAATTGCTAATTCTTATATAGATATTAATGTGGTAGGGGTCAATGTAATTGCGGGTCAAGTAATTCATTTAATGAGTCCTATTGCCACAACTGTAAAGATCAATTATTACAATGATGGAACAATTCAATAATGGAAGAAAATTTTTTATTTAATAGATTTTTGCCAACTGCTTTTGGGCTTTATTTTGATGATTTATTGGGAGCCAGCTTTAGTCCGCCCCCAGGTAGTGATATTCGTATTACTGATAATGCTGAAATCAGAATTACAGATAATGGCTTAATACGAGTTACAGATTAGGAGATTTTATGGCAGATGCAACGATTATTAGTTTACCAGCTTTAACAATTCAGTCATTGACTGATCTTAAGGAAACTTCCGCCAATGGCACTGGAAGTTATAAAGAAACACGGCAACAAGAATTAAACTTCATGAGCGCCAATGTTCAAATAGCAGAACTTCAAGTCACCAATTTGATCAGTGATTTGGCTGCAAAATTAAATCTTTCCGGTGGAACAATGACCGGATTTTTAACGCTGAATGCTGATCCAACTACTAATTTAGAAGCCGTCACTAAGCAATATGTAGATAACTCAATAGCATCTGGGCCCTATTTAAAAATAGTGAATAATTTATCAGATGTTGCCAATGTCATAACTTCGGCTCAAAATATTGGAGCCAGCAATTCTTATATTTATATTTTCTCGAATTATATATTGACTGCACCACTTCCACGACGCATTGGAGTTTCTTTAAGTGCTTCTGGTCAGACGCTTCAATTGCCAGATGCCACTACACTGAATAGCAATGTGATTGGAGATTTATTTTTCATAGATAATTTTAGTATATATCCCTTATCTATATTAGATGGTACTGGATCTCCAATTTTTACAGTCAATCCCAGTAGCCGATATTTCTATACCCCAGATACCAATGGTACTATAGCCGGAATATGGTATTTTTGGCCATGGATAAGTTCTATTAATGGTTCTACAAAAACAGACAATATAGTCGATTTAAATTCTGTCTATGCTCAAACTTCTGCACAAAATATGACAATATCCAGTGGTTTGAATTTACTCAGTGGTAATGTGAATATAGGCACTTCAACTTCTAATGCTTTCGCCTTATTGCAGTTAGTTTCTACTACCCAGGGATTTTCTCCCCCTAATTGGACCTCTATTCAAGAAAGTACGAATATATCCTCTCTTGGTTCTGGAAATGCAGGTTTGTCGTGGTTTAATTCCAATCTTATTACGCAAAATTATTGGAGTGGATTGGATGTCCAACATCTTTTAACAGTCGAAAATTGTATCCAGGGAACCAATATGTCTCTTGATACCAGTTCTTATCCCGGAAAAATTGTGTTCAATGCCAGCGGAGGAAGTGGCCCTAGCGAACAAGTGAATGGATCTTTCTCAGTCAATAAAAGTGCTACTTTTTTCACTCCATTGACTTCATCATTTACAGCGGTTGGCATTGATGCCACTAAATTCATAGCTGTGCATCAGAATGGGGTTTCAGTGACTACTGCGACCATTGATAGTGTAACGACACCTATTATAATCAATACTTCATCAGGTGGCACTCGTTATTGTATTGTGACTTATGACTTAGGAATTGGGCCTTCATTGGTTTCTGGTCAAACTTATACATTTTGTATTGCCATTCAGCGAAATGGCGGTCCTTTAGTATTAACCTCCTTTAGTAATAATATTACGATTCCCACTACTTCTAGCGCCAGTGGATTCAAGCCTATTAGTATTTCAGGTGAAGTTGATTTAGGCACCAATGATTATGTTTATCTTACAGTATTATGTGATACGGCGACTCAGTCTTTATCCGCTTATTATTTCAATGCCACATTGACGGATACGACGATTGCGAATTTGCCCTCTACCAATGCATTAATGCAAGGCACAAGCAATCTTTATTTAAGTCAAAATGGAGGAACTAATTATCAATATTTAAGTGGTTCAGCTACCATAGGTGATATTGCTCAATTCAACTCACCCGGTGGACAATTGATTGATTCTGGTATTTCGGCTTCAAATATTGTTCAAAACAATGGATCAACTTATAACATCAATATTTCGGGTAATGCTTCTACTGTAACAACGAATGCTAACTTGACTGGATCAGTGACCAGCATTGGTAATGCCACTACTTTGTCTAATACTGGTATAGACCAGGTTATTTCAATAACTCAAGTTACTGGATCAACCCAAATAATGACGGATAGCGCTCCCATTAATCGTTATATTTTACAGAATTCTTCTATTTGCACCTTAACATTACCTACTTCTATTAGTGCAGGCCATTCTTTTGAAATCATAGGTGGAAGAACTGCAGGATGGATTGTTGCACAAAATAGTGGTCAAAGTATTGCATTTGGTATTCAGACAACCACTTCTGGAATAGGCGGATCTTTATCATCGACTTATCCAACGGATTCACTAATTTTAGCATGTGTAACCGCTAATACACAATTGACTGTTTATGGGGTGCAGGGAAATCCCACTTATGTTTAACGAATTTTTTAATCAATCATGGAGAATTTATTATGGCAACTAATAATGCAATTAACTCTAACTTTCCGGCAACGCCTGCTTTACCTATTAATGGTGGTACTGGTGTTTCAAGTCCTACAGCACATACATTACCTATTGCTGAAGGGGCTTCAAATTTTAATTTTATAGGTCCATTGACCAATGGTCAATTATTGATTGGTTCAACAGGTGCTGATCCAATAGCGGCTTTGATCACAGCGGGTAGTGGAATATCCATTGCCAATGCTGCCGGCTCTATTACCATTTCAGCAACGGGTAATGCACCTTATGTCGAGGTAACCACTACCAGTCAAGCTATGGTAACGAATACTGAATATACCGCAAATAATGCGAGTTTGGTTACTTTAACATTACCGGCAACAGCTAATATTGGAGATGAGATAACAGTGAATGGGAAAGGTGCTGGAGGTTGGTTAATCGCTCAAAATGCTTCTCAGCTTATTCACTTTGGATCAAGTGTGACCACTACTGGTACGGGAGGTTCTTTGGCTTCAACCAATCAGTGGGACAATATTAAATTAAAATGCATTACCGCAAATACAACATGGACTATCCAAACTGCGATTGGAAATATCACAATTGTTTAATTGATAAGGTAAAAATATATGGCAACAAATAATGTCATTAATTCTAAGCAAACATTAGACAGTGGTTCATCTCCAACTTTTGTAACGGTCACCGCATCTAGTGCTCTGCAAATCGGAACAACCACAAATAATTCTCCACTCACAGTGCAAGTGGGAGGAGGAACCACATATGCGACTGCTTTGGCCGCTTATTTTGGAAGTGTGGTGGGTGGTGTTGCTGGAAATTTATATCACATCACCGTCGCCAAAGGCAATTATGAATCGGCGTTATTTGGAATAAATAAAAACACCACAACTGGAAATAATGTACCGGCAAATTATGTGTATTTGTCAACTTTTAGTAGTACGGGTGGTGTTGCTATAGGCCAAGGAAATAATCTTGGCTTGCCAAATAATGCCGCCCTGATAGTTACGAATCAAGTTAATATTCCTAATTTATCAGCATCTCAAGCAGTTGTTACGGATAGTCTTCAAAACTTGGTTTCATTGGCTTACACAAATACTAATACTGTCAGTACTTTAGTGCAACGTGATAGTAGTGGCAATTTTTCTGCAGGGACAATCACTGCATCATTAAATGGAACTGCAACAAATTCAACTAATATTGCCACAGTTTCAACAAGCACAAATGCAAATTTTCCGATCATATTTGTAGCTTCTTCTACTAACAGTAATCAAACGCCGGAACTGCATGCTAATTTAAATTATAATCCATCTACAGAGACAATGAATATTAATGGCGGTGGTGGAAGCAATACTAATTTAAATATTGGATCGAGCGCTACGGGTTTAAGCGGAATTACTAAATCATTAACTTTTTCCAGTAGTTTATCTGCCGGAAATTATATAAACATTGGAACTAATGGACGTAATATTGGGATAGTTCAGGGAGGGAATCATTTTATATCCTCTGGCTTGGATTACAATACCACGACTCCTGGTTATCAATATGCAAACGGGGGGACAGCAGCCGGATGTTCTTTTGAGCTAGCAACCACCGGCACTTTTAATTTTAGGACTACTCCATCAGGCACAAATGGAAGTGCTGCTACGATGACGACACAAGTATCTATTTCTAATATAGGTGTTGTTAATATTGCACAATTAACAGCATCAAATTTAGTTGCTACTGATCCTTCGAATAATCTTGTTAGTACGAACACTTTATCGAGTACCGTCCTTGGAAATATCCCAAAAGTCACCATCACAAAATATACCAGCGGTTCAGGGACTTATACACCTCCAGCTAATTGCACCCATATTCGCGTCAGAATGTGGGGCGCAGGAGGTGGAGCCGGGGGTTTAGCAGGTAATCTTGCAAGTGGGGGCGCATCGGGAGGAGGAGCTTCCGGGGGATATATTGAATCTATCATCACAAGTCCGACTGCCACTTCATATAGTGTGGGGGCAGGCGGAGCGGGCGGTGCAGCGGGAAATAATCAAGGCGTAACTGGGGGAAATACAACTTTCGGCACATTTACTGCCGCAGGTGGCTTCGGCGGTTCTGGATATAATTCAGGATTAGGATCAGGTACAGCTTTGGGTGGAAATAGCCAAACTAATAGCGGATCGCCGAATATCTCTTTTCTCGGTAATCCAGGCTTACCAGGAATAACAATATCCACATCGGTAGTAATATCGGGCGCTGGTGCCGCAGCTCCGGGTGGTGGTGGCGCTGCAACTGGGGTAAATGGAAGTTTTAGCGGCCTGAATGGATCTAGCCCCGGTGCTGGAGGTGGGGGCGCAGCTTCAACGAATGGCTCATCTTTTGCTGGTGGAAATGGCGCAGCAGGGCTCATTATAATTGAAGAATATTACAATGGTTAACAATAATGAGAATTCTGGAGGCAATGGCAGAGCTGATATGTTGGTTAATTAAAAAAATAAATTTCACAGGAGATTTTTATGACTTTAAAATTTGAAATAGTGAAAAATAATTTGGATAATCCAAATTTTAGTGAAGAATTTGGCTATTTTTATGATACCCGTGCTCCTAATTCTGAGGATGATGATTATATTAATAGCATTCCATTTGGTACTGATTTTTTATCTTTTTGGTGGGATCAATCTACTAATAATATATATCAATTAACCAATTGGGGTAATACTCCTTTGGTTTGGGCTCAATTTGCTAATAATCAAAATTTACTGTCATTAATTTCGGCTAATGGTTGGGAAATTAATACTAGTAGAACTTACGGTGCTTCCGGTATTTCTTTAAATACAGCACGTCAACCTAACTTAACTAATGATACATTTGTGATTGCTAGTATTAATCAAAATAATACTTTATCAACCACCACTGCTTGCACTGTTCAAGTTAGTGTGGATAATGTTTCTTGGATAACTGCGGCAAGTATCGGTGAGGCTACGGGTATTGTTTCTAATAAAACAACAGCTATAAGTTTCTGGGTTCCAGCTGGTTATTATTATCAACTTGAGTCTAGCGGTACTGGCACAGTGACTTTAGTCAGTTGCAATGAATTAACTATGTGAGGATTTTTTATGAATTATTTGGCAATGGCTCAATTGATTAATTTGGCTTTTCAAATCATTGGAGAAGCGAATCATTCAAAATTTAGTAATAATTTTGTTAATGAGATTAAAAAAGGATTGGAAGAAATGCAAAAATTTCTTCAAACAAAGAATGAAGAACAAGTCATGGAGCAAAAAAAACAATTAGCAAATGAAGTAAAATCTTCAATAACAAAGGAGAATCAATAATGCCCTTAAAATCTGGAAAAAGTAAAAAAGTTATGTCTGAAAATATTGCAACCGAAATTCGGGCTGGAAAGCCCAAGAAACAAGCTATTGCCTATTCAAAGGCAGGCAAAGCTAAAAAAAGAAAAAATAGTTTTTAATTTAAAGGAGATTTTTTATGTCTACTGTTACTGTTAATTTACCAGCTAATGTGAATACAATTACTCCTCTAAGCGAGGATGTTGGAGGGACTGGGGTATCCAATCCTTTAGGAAATACACTTAGTTTAGGCGGTCCATTGGTGACTACTTCAGCAGTTATCTTAAATGGTCCTATCAATTTAAAAGTCCCTCTTTCTGGAAAATGTACGGGTCCTTTGGCTTTAACTTTGACTGCTGTTACTGGATGCTCAGCTTTAACTTTTGTTGCGGCGACTGCTATAGATGCGGTTTCTACTTCGGTGGGCTCTAAAGTAAATATAGTCTGTCAAGTACAACTTACCGCCTCGGCCAGTGGCCCTGTTTTTAATATTACTCTTCCCGCCTCCACTACTGGAGTTTTCGTCGATAATTTACAAGCGAATGGAATCGGCATTGTGACATCGGGAGGTGGATTGGGTTCTCTTGCATCGCTGGCCTCTAATCCTACTACTCGTAATATCCAAATAGCATTGGCTTTAGGAAGTAGTTCCGGACCTTATACCGCCCAATTGATGTTTAGTTATTTTGTTAATTAATACGAGAGGGGACAAATTGTCCCCTTCTTTTTTTATCATTATCAAGGATGTCATAATGTATAAAGAAAACCATTATAATTATCATAAGAATCATAAAATGAGTACAAATTTTCTAAATTATATTATTAATTTAAGTTCCTTAGCTGCTTCAATGATCACCATTGCAATCTGGGGTGGAAATATTTCTGCTCGTGTTAGAAGCATTGAGGTCGATATGGAAAAATCAGAAGATAGACAGACTAGAATTGAAGAAAAGTTAGATAGGATGCAACAAGAAAACAATCGATTGCTGCATGAATTTAAAGATGAAATTATTAAAGCTATTGTAGCTACGAATTAAAAGATCAAATTTTTTATTCAATTCTGTTAATTCACATGGGACTTCTTTTAAATCAGTGCTCATAAAAATAATCCTTTCTGGAAATCTTAATACATTCTGAACAAAAATAAGGTTCAATTCGTTCCATCTAAGTAAAAAGCAAAATACTATATAACCAGTGCTCATAAAGTAATTCCTATTTTATTCCCACCATTCTTTATTTAATGATCTATAATACTCATCTGCTTTTCTATTAAAATCATTTATCTCTTTTCGTGAAAAAACTTCATTCATATCATTTGCCACGCCATGTTTTGATAAATATTTATGAATATAATTTTTAAAATTTTCTTCTCCAAACTCTTCTAATAATTGGAAACACTCTTTCCAGGTTGATGATTCTTTAATTGGCTTTCCGGAATTATATTCATAAATATGTCCATCATCTGTTTGAAAAAAATCAAAGCCAAACTTATTATTTTGAGATTGAATTTTTTGAATCATATGAAATGTCATATTTTTCCCATTATTTAGGGAAATTTTTGCTTTTGGCCATTTAATCATGTTTGTTTTCCTTCATTCTTTGCCTTCAGACGTTTATCCGCTCATGACCTGCTTCTCTCACTTCTTTTTTAACCAATTCATAGGCAGAAATTTTTCTATTGATTTCATAGAGTTTATGATCTATTCTTTGATCTATTGAAATTATTTTATCGGCCAAAAAAGTAATAGTTTTCATCTTATTATCTATATTTTCATGATGATTTCTACAAGAAGAAAGAATATAATTATAACTTGTAATATTTTCCTGAATTTTTTGTGCTATTATTTTATAAATTTTTTTTTCAATTTTAGATAGAATTTTGTTGACTATATATTCAATCATGTTTGTTTTCCTTCCGATCTTGCAATATAACTGCTATCAGTATAATGATAGAAGTTATTACTCCCACAATTCCTATAAAATAAGCGCTGATTAAGATTAAAACTATTGACATTGCTATTGAGAATCCGATATAAAAATAACCGATTCTATTTAGAAATTTTCTGAACATATTTATTTTCCATTTTGAACTTATTGAGAAACATTGTTTGCCTCTTCTTCAAGAAATTTTATTAATATATCGAGATATCTCCTAGATTTTTTATAATCTTTTAAAGCGGTTCCCTTGAAAGGTGCTCTACTGATATATGCCAAAACACTTCCACGGATATAACCGATATATTCCTCTCTTGTTAACTTAGCTTTTATGTAATCTATGGTTTCAATTCCGCCTATCGTATAGTGTTCGGGAGAATTTATTTCATCATATCTAGATTGATCGGTCTTATTTTCTTTTTTTACTAAATCATCTATTAGTTTTATAACATCCTTTGCAATTTCTTTGGTATTAGATAAATCCATCAAATTATTTTCTATTCCTCTAAAACAATTATCGCATATGCCAATCCTATGAGAATTTTCAAAATCACTCATATAGATATTATTTGTTAAGATTCCACATCCTATACAATCTAATGAATCTTTATCGATCATTATCTAAAACTCCTTCGATTCAATTTGACTTTTTCTTTTTGATGAACTGAATTCTTCATTTCTGTCCAATCTTTATTCACAAAATCATATTGCATACATTTTCTTGCAAGAAATTGGTTTATTCCATGGGAACTATATTTTTTCATTCAAGGCTCCAAATAAGTATGATTTAAAAATTTCCATTGCTTGATCAGCACCATAGGCTACTGTAGCGAGATATCCTAATTCATTCATTTTACTTATCCATTTTTTTTGATCAATTGTTAATCTGCTAATCTTTTCATCTCTTCTTTTCATTTCAATCCACAATCCATATATGGGAAGACGCATATTGCTATATGTAGGCCACGGCAAGAAGAAATCACTTACCCCCTTACGTACCCCTTGCCTCTTCAAATTTCGCGCCTCTAGAGCCTTTCTATAGCCTCCATTGGGTATGTGTATGAGATAGTCTCTCAGAATCGGTTGCGTCATCGCCCAATCCATTACGGTTCTTTGTTCTTGTGATTCTAGGGGGCAATGATAATTCTTTCTCATAATCCTATGATTTTATATAAAATATGGAATTATGTCAAGGACATTCAACAGTTAATTTTCTGTAAGAAAAATCTATTTTTATTAAAAACCCCTCTTTACCCTATTGACAAGTATTTTAGATTCATATAGAGTTGTTTTTTTCTTGGTTTTTCTTTTGCTGGTTTTCTTTTATCTTCTTTTTTAAAACATCCCTTTTCCTTTAGATGGTTATGTATGAAGTCATGATTAATATGAACACATTTGTAATGACTATCTAATAGAATTCTCTTAAGAAATAAAAAAAAATATATTCAAGAAGTAAGTTATGTCATAAGATCAAATGTATCCAAGAAAATGATATTTTCTCTATTGACAAAATAGTTTAATGTGATATACAATTTAATTATCATAGTATAAGTACAGATTACTAACTTCCTAGTTAAATTTACAAAACTGTTTCTTGTTTTAAGATAGTAACCTCCCTGCTTATACTCCCTGATGACATTTGTTAATTTTACTACGAGATGCTTTTGTATACATTTTTTCTTTGAAATAGTTAATTTTATATGAAAGCATCGAGTAGTAATTCATATTTTGGTATAAATAATGATTGATTCTCCAAAGCAAGCCTTAGAAGTATTTTTGATTCGTTTTAATAATAATAAAACCGAGTGTGCCAAAAAGTTAGGTATTTCTAGGTGCACAATGCATAATTGGCTCAAAAAACCCCATTCAATTCCATTATCTAAGGCTATTTTGATTGAAAAAATAACTAATAGATACATAACTGCTCAAGATTTAATCCCAATGCTTAAAGAAATATCTCTTTAAAAATAAGGATTTTCCTACAAATTTTATAGAATTATCTTGTGGCATATACCCATCCGCTATAATAAACTTAATATATGACTTATTTATTTTAGTTTTTCATAAATTAAGGAGCTTTTGTCATGGAAGAAAATCAAAAGGTCTATAATGACCATGCATCTGTTATTCAATTTATAAGTGATTCTTATCATATCAATGAATGTAAAAGTTTAAATGATTTAAATGAATATAATAAGCGAAAATTAGGAAATCTAATTCTAAATGACTTTGATCATTTCGATCCTGCTGAATTGATTCTTTATAATCCAGATGAAAACATGATCACATTACTAGAAAATTTATTAGAAAATAAAATAGATGAGAAACAATTCATTCAGGATTTTTATTCACTTTTATTAAAAGGAGCTCAATCTTCAATAAATGAAATTTTTGATGAGATCAATAGTCATTTTAAGCTATTTTCTATAAATAATTCATTTGAGAGAAATGATTTTTCTACAAATGAAAGAATATAAATAAGGAGGTTTTTATGGGAGATATGGGTGATTTATATCGCGATTTAAGAGATCATAAAAAAGAAAAAAAGTTAAAGAATCTTGAATATGCTAAAAATATTCTTAAGAACTATGAATATAGAATAGTTAATGAATATTTATTTTATATTGGATCATCAGCACAATTTGAATTTTGGCCAACAACCGGACTTTTTAGAAATAGAGAAACCGGTAGAAAAGGCAGAGGAATTAATAATCTTTTGCTGTTAATAAAAAAATTTAAAAAGGATAATTATAAACATGAATAGCTAAGAAAAAAGATAAATTTTTTATGAATTTTTTCTAGATTCTAAATAGGGAGATTTTTATGTATTTAAAATTTAAAACAATTTTATTTAACAAACTTGTTTCTTGTAGTGTTAATTATATTAAAAATCAGATAATAAGTGACAAAGGAATTATTATTGGAAGAATAGAAGATAGAGGAGAAGAAACACCCAAAGTTCTTCCGGTATTTCAATTCACTGGTAGAAAAGATAAAGATGGGGAAGAAATTTATATAGACCACAAAATACAAATTAAAATTGAAGTAAATGACGGAGAATTTCATAGTTTACAGCGTTATGTTTTTTGGGATGGCGATTCTATTTCCTTAAAAAGTATTAATTCATCGTGTTTTATTACTAATAGTCTCGGAAATTATCCGGATGATAAAATAAAGATAATTGGGCATAGATTTTTTGATTAGATTATAGGAGATTTTTATGGATTTTTTGGAATTAATTAAATTATGTATGGTAGAAAATAAAAAAATTAGATTTAAAGAATGGCCAGAAGGTAAATATATTATTTTTAAAGAAGATCGAGATGGGATTGAATACTTTGTTGATGGAAATAATTCATGTATTGATGATGATAAAAATAATTTAAAATTATATTCATATTCTAATTTAGTTTTTTATTTATTAAAAGAATATTTTCAAGGGAATAAACAAGAATATCAATGGGAAATCTATGAAAAAACATTTGACTGGAAAAAAGTAACTCTTCTTCTAAAAGAAGGGAAGTCTGTTTCAAATGAAAATATGTTTCCATTTTTTATAAAAACTCATTCTTTGGAGAAAAACTTTATAAATTTTTTCCATTCTACAGGCCAATGTCATCATTGGATTCCAAATTTAAATGATTTCGAACGACAAGACTGGTTCGAAGTAACGTAAGGAGATTTTTATGAATTTATTAGAAGCGTTAAAGTTATGTATGCTTGAAAATAAAAAAATTAAGATATGTAACGAAAAAGATGGTTATTTTTATTGGAAAAATGGCTACTTTCATCATTATAATGGATTTGAATATTCATCTTTATCTCATAATGATCATATTTTCTCTTATTTAGAAAAATATTTTAAAGGATTGCATTATGAATGCGAAATATATAAAGAAACATTCGGCTGGGAAAAAGCATCTCAATTTTTAAAAGAAGAGAAATGTATTACTAATCCAGGACTGGAATTACAGTTTTTGAAATTGAATATAAATACTAAATCCATTTATCTACATGATTCACATAGATATGAATATTGGCGTCCATTCCTTAATGATTTTGAGCGCAAAGATTGGTATGAAGTTTTTCCAGAATCAAAAAAGGAGAATGAATAATGAATTATATATATACTCCTCTTCAAGATTTATTAGAACTAGAATATGGATCTCTAATATTGGAAATATTAGATAAAACACATCAATTCATTAAAGAAATGGAATTTATCAGTTACAAAAAAGTCAAGAATGAAAAAGTAATGGATATGATTAGTTTTTGCACTCGTGACTGCAAAAATGAAATTGACAAGCAATTGATTTTTCACAAATTGATCGAGCTTTTTTTAGCTAAATTTCTATTTGTCGAAAATATGGAGATTAATGCCAATAGTATTAATCAGTTTAAAAAGGATTTTTTTGGAGTTTAATATGGAATTTAAATTTAAAAAAGCTTCTAAAAAGCAATCAAAATTAAAGTGTGCTATTTTTGGTCCATCTGGATCTGGAAAGACTTATTCTTCCTTAAGTATTGCAACTGGAATGAGTAAAAAAATTGCAGTTATTGATACAGAGAGAGGAAGTGCTAGTAAATATGCAGATAGATTTGAATTTGATGTTATTGAACTTATGGATTATAGCATTGATGCTTATGTTGCAGCGATTAAATGTGCTGCTCGCGCAGAATATGAGGTATTAATTCTTGATTCTCTGAGCCACGGATGGCAATTTATTTTAGATGAAGTGGATAAATTGGCAAAAGGAAAATTTAAGGGAAATAGTTGGTCAGCATGGTCAGAAGGCACTCCAATGCAAAAAAAACTGATTAATTGTTTATTAGATTATGATGGTCATATTATTGCAACTATGAGATCAAAAACAGAATGGATGACAGAGAATAGGCCAGAAGGTAAAAGCAAGCCGATTCGTGTTGGTCTCTCTCCCGAACAGGGGAAAGGTATAGAATATGAATTCGATGTATTAATTGAAATATCTACAGATCATATTGCTGAAATTATCAAAGATAGAACTGGTAAATTTCAAGACAAAAATATTTCTAAGCCAGGCATAGAATTTGGTCAGCAATTGATCGAATGGCTAAATGATGGAGAAGTTATTGTCAAGGCCACTGCAGAGCAGCTTAAAGAATTAGGTGAACTCATAGAATCATTAAAAATAACTTCTGACAAATTTAATGCTGGTTTATTAAAAAAGGGTTTTAAAACGAAACAGGATATTACTGAGAAAGTGGCTGCTGAATGGATAAAATCATTAACTGAAACTTTAAGAATTAAACAAGAAAAAAAGGATACTGAATCATCATCTGAAAAATTTACTGGATGGGCTGACAATCCTTATTACAACAATCAAACTATTTCACAGGAGTTATAAAATGGCATTAGTTTTAAACAGAAAGCCCGGGTCATCAATCAAGATTATTTTGCCTGACGGCAGATTAATTACTGTTGTAATTGGTTATTACCGAAAAATGTTAATATATGCTCCTGATGACATAGTTGTGCATAGAAACGAAGTATTTCAGAAGATTCTGAATGAGAATGATGGATGTATACCTGATACAAACTATAGGAGTTAAAATGAAAAAATGTAATTGTGGTGAAATGCCGGGATTAGAGGCTAATTCTGTTTATGATCCTCATGAATATATGATTGTATGCTTAGGGTGTGGTGAAGAATCTATGGCTGCATCTTGTATTGATTCCGCCATTGAAAATTGGAATGATCATTGTAATTATTTAGCCCTTGCGAATTTAGATTATCCTGGATGATAAGAAAGGTCTTGGATGGCGGGATGATGAAAATCTTGATTATCTGGCCATCCACACCAGCATTTTTTTTGAGTATCTTCTGTAAATACTTTTCCACAGGGGCATAAAAACTGAGAAGTCTCATTGCTATTATCATGCATATGAAACCTACCATTTGAATCATAAAAAGAATGAGCCAATCCCAAGGTTTTTGTCCCACTCAAATAATGACAATTTAAATCAAATTTACAATATGGACACATTGCTTAATTATCCTTCTTTAAAAACCACGAATGTTTATTAGAACATTGATATCTGACAATAGGATCTTCTTTTATCGGAACAATTTTTTGACGTGTTTCACATTCAAGAATAAAATATCCTTTTTCCACATAGCATTTACTTTTAAGATATTGTATTTCTTTTTTAAGTCCTTCGGCAAGTTTTTGTAACTTTGCTTGATCTGAATCTAATAACAATCTTATGAGTTTCAAACCATTTTTTTCACATTCATCACATTGCATCTTGAATCTCTTTAAATAATTCTCGAATTTCTTTGTAGGAAATATTTATATTTAATTTGTTAGCGACCCATTTGACCTGCATTTCTATAGGCCCCAATATTCCTCTTTTATATTGAAATTTCCAGAGAGGATGATTGCTGGCTTCTTTAATTAAATTTATGTATTTTTCCCATGTAAGAGAATCATTCCATTCAATAAAATGTAGATAATGTCCTTCTTTAGAAAAGATTTCATTATGTTTTTTCATATAATTTTCAAATCGATGCGGATCATGAGTACATGTTAAATCATCATGAAGACATAGTTTTTCCATGATTTCCTCCATTTTTGATAAACATTTTAGACACTTTCTCCACTTCTGCTAATCTAGAAGCATGATTCTCACTTTTTTCTTTCAGGAATTTTTGCATGTTATGCCAAGTCTGTAAATCACGAGCAAACATTTCAGCATAAATATTATAATTTTTATTAATAATGGTTATTTTTTTTTCTGTTTCCTCTTTGAATTTCTCAACAGAATAAATGCAAAGAAGAGCCAATATAACGCTGATAATACATGGAAGACCTATAAATAAAAATTGAATCATGACTTATTCTCTTTAGTTAAAGAGTAATTGTCAATGATATTGTATAAATTGTAAAGTATATTGCATAAATAATTTCTAACTATCTGTTTAATGCAGTTGACATTCTGGCATTTGCCGATTATTATTTAACTAAGCTTTTAATTTAATTTTATAGGAGATTTTTCATGATTAAGAAGCGCAAGCTCACAAAAACTATTTCTGAAATGAATAAAAAACCATTGAAGAAAAGAGGTCGTAAACCAAAATCTGTGAATTTAAAATATGTGCTTGTAAGAACTTATTCAGCAGGTGTTTTTGCCGGATATTTAGAATCCAGAAATGGAAGAGAAGTTGTTCTTAGAAAAGCGCGTAGAATCTGGTATTGGGACGGGGCAGCATCATTATCACAATTGGCAATGGAAGGGGTTAAAAAGCCACAAAATTGTAAGTTTCCTTGCGAAGTAGACAGAATCGAATTGTTAGAAGCCGTTGAAATAATAGATATGCCAGAATCGGCTCGCATCAACATTACTAATGTTCCGATTTGGGCCGCTACAGATGAAGATGCATAATTCTCGGCAATACTTAGCTGGAGAAGGTCAAAGTTACGTAAGTGCATCTGGTTCTATTTGCAATTCTGGGTTTGGATTGGGATTTACTTTTGACTATTCTGGATTTGGATATGGTGATGGTTGGGGGGATGGTTATTGCGCCGGTGCTGGATATGGCTGTATTAGTGGCGCTGGCAGTGTTTTTGGTTCTGGCTCTATCCATGGCTCTAGCGTTGGCAATATTAATGGCTCGGGTATCGGATCTAGTGATGGCTCAGGTAGTATGAATTGCGCAAGTAGAGAATTATTTTGATGATTGAATATTATGAATTTTATTTTGGATATGGATCTTTTTTTGGATCTTGCGATGGGGCTGGCATAGGTTCTGGTTCTGGTAATCACTATGGTAATGGCTATGGTTCTAATTATGACTCTGGCTATGGTGATGCTTCTGGCGCTGGGGTTAGAAGTGGTGCTGGCGGATATGCCTATGATTCTTACAATGGCCTTGGTGCCGGCTCTGGCTCTGGCTCTGGTGATGGCTATGGGAGGGGTCGATAAATGTTTGAAAAAGGTGCTATGAAATATTCTGGCCCTGATTATGGCTATGGCTCTGGCTCTGGCTCTGGCTATGGCTATGGCTATGGCTCTGGCTATGGCGACGGCTATGGCTATGGCTATGGCTATGGCTATGGCTCTGGCTCTGGCTATGGCTCTGGCTCTGGCTCTGGCTCTGGCTATGGCTATGGCGACGGCTCTGGCTATGGCTATGGTATTAGGTCTGGCCTCGATATAGCAGGGAACAATCACAATGGTTATAGATAAAATTTCTAATAATTATTATGGAAATTATTATAAATGCAATAATCCAGCTTGTTCGGACGGAAATCTCCACTTTTCGGGGTATGGAATAGAGCTTATAGAATCTCAAGATTTCGGTTTTTTTTATGATGCACAAAGAGGATTTGGAAGCGGGGGATCTTGTGGCAGCGGTAATGTTTGTGAGTGGGGAAATGGATTTTTTTCACAAGATGAAGATGGTTATGAAGATGGAAATGGTAAGGGTGCATATTTTGGTGGAGGAGATTTTGATAACAATGGTTATGGATATACTTAAGGAGATTTCAATGAAATATAAAATAAAATGGATTAAAAAAATTTCTTCATTTTTTCCAAATCAATTTGAAGGGAGATTTGAAGATGGTGACTTTTTTTATGTTCGCGCTAAAGATTCGTTAGAAATATGGAAATTTCCTATACCACATGAATTCTCAAGAAAATGGTATGAATATATTCTTGAAAAAGATTTCGATCTTTATAGTTTAGGAGTATGGGATTTACCAACTGATTTATCTTCATGGCATGATATAAGTGTCGAACAATTAATGACTTTTTTTGAAAAATCAGGCATTCCAATATATTAATTAAGGAGATTTGAATGAAATTTTTGTTATTTTTTGATACAGAAACTACAGGACTGATTAATTTTAAACTCCCGATAGATCATGAAGATCAACCGCGACTTGTACAATTAGCAGCTATTCTTACGGATGAAGTGGGAAATGAATTATCTTCAATTAATTTGATTGTGAAGCCGATTGACTATAACGGCAATACTTTTGAGATTCCTAAAAATGCATCGGATATTCATGGAATCACTACTGAAATAGCTCTTAAAGTCGGGGTTTACAGAACAGATGTTGTTAAAATATTCTATTCTATGAAAAATCAAGTAGATCTCTCAATTGCTCATAATGCCTCCTATGATGCATTTATAATGAAATCTGAGCTTACTAAAAGAGATACTTGTTGGATTGAAGAAAAGTATGAATATTTTTGCACTATGAAAGCATCCACTGATATTTTTAAAATTGTAAAAAATGCAGGCGGTAAGTATAAATTTCCAAAGTTACAAGAAGCTTATCAATTGGCATTTGGTAAAGAATTTGAAAATGCACACAATGCTTTGGCTGATGTCAGAGCGACG